CAACCTCGCCCACTGATCAGGAGTATATTTTTACTCAGCTAAAAGTTTACTCAAAAACAACGTTCAAAGGGGCTGGTGGCGTTTTAAAAATAAAGGACAATACGGTTGTTGATATTGGATTGTCTTACTACCCAATAAATAACCTTGGAGAAGACCGAGTTATTTATGACGGTCTGATTGTAGAAGGAAATTCTTCTAATAATCCAGCTCCTGTTGTTTGCGATACAATTACATGCACGGGATTTAGAAGCAAAGTTATAAATTGCGTTCTTTTTAATGCCATAGATACTGGGATCATGTTTTCTGGTGCAACAAGAGCATTTTGTAAAAACAATTACATTGAAGGAGCGAGAGACTTATGCATCTACGTTAACGCTGGTGACTTAGAAGGTTTGGGTGAGTCAATTGTTTCAAATAACATTTGTAAGAACGCCCCTTTTGGCGGAATAGGTATTAAACGATTTTCGGCAAACTGTATTGTTGAAGCAAACACGATTGTTGATTGTGGCAACGGGATTACCGTTGAAGACTTTGGCGGCGGCTCAAACCCTACAAACCTTCATATTGTAAATAACAACATGCGAAGAATCGGTTTCCCGCTTCGCGGTGCAAATGTCGCAGAGCGAGGGATTAGCATTTCAAGGGCATCAAACCTTATTGTTAGCGGTAATAAAATATATGAATGTTCAGGAGACTGCATTCTGGCATCAAATCTTGATGACTCAATAATTTCAAACAATCACGTTACTGGATACATTTCCTCACCTTCTGCCTCTGGTAACAACGGAATTATCGCATCAACAACGCCTGTAAATAACATCATTGTGTCTGGAAACATTGTTAAAGGAGTTGCAACTAGAGGTATTTATTTTGGTGATCCGACAGAATGCCAGATTATAAATAATCAGGTCGAGTCTGTGAGTTCTGCTCTTAGAATTAACGCTCCTGGCAACGAGTGTGTTGTGACAGGGAATGTGCTGTTCGGAACTGGCGGGTTGGATACTGAGTTGTTTTCAGGGGCCGTTGTTATATTTAAGGATAATATTCTTAAAAACGGAGCAACAGAACTTTCAAAATATGGCATAAGAACAATATCTTCAGGGCAACCATTCCCTGATGTTTCTGGATTTATTGCAAGGTTCCCCGGAGAAGAGTTGGTTCACCTTGCTGATACAAGCTGGTGGAAGTCATACGGAACTGGCGCTGGCGAGTGGAAGCGTATGACAACTTAAAAGGCGCTAAAACGAAATTTCTAGTTCACGAATGCGCTTATTGAAAGATGAGCGCATTTTTTCTAACTCTTCCCATGTCCATTTAATAGGATCAGAATGAGTCTCACAGTAATCTATAATTGCCTGCCCTTCATCCTCTCCAAACCTATCAATCAAACCTTGCTTGTATCCCCTGGTTGTTTTAGTGCCGGATATATCGCCTGATAAGTTCATATTGCATCGGTGGTTATGCTGAAGGAATGTGTTCTTTCTGTCATAGCGTAAGCCTGACTGAGCGCCGCGAGTTTTAAAGTGACCACAGCACCACTGATCACCACCAATAGGTCGGCCACAGCTAATACATTCAGGCTCTAAACCTCTTTCCTGGAACCACAATTTTTCCTCAAGTACGCGCATTTTGTTAAATGACTTCTGAGTTAATCCGTGTTGCCACTTCAGATCGCGCCTTTTTGCTTCCTTGCTGGCTGCTCGTGAGTCTTTATCCTCTTTCGCTTGTACTTGCTTGGCTTTGTTGATTTGCTTCGTCCTGGTGCGCTCCTGAAGCTTTCGCGAATGAGCTATTGCATGGTCGATACAGCAAAACCAGCCTGCCGGGGTTTTAATTCCCTGCTCAGTTGGATAGCGGTCCTTGCAGTGCGTACACTTCCGTTTTGAATTTGCCATAGTTACCCTACGCTTAGTAATTGTGAGATTGCATTGTGAGCCGTAACTTCATCGTTAAAAGGCTTAGCCAGGACGTAACGCCAGCAAACATTGAAGGCGGCCTTGTAATAGTCTCTGAATTGTTCCTCTGACATTGCATTGAAGTTGATTGATTTAAGTTTGCGCCTTGGTCCGGTAGGCGTGATCTCCACATCGAAATAACCAGCCTGTTCTTTAATCCAGTCGTGAAGCGCTTCCTTGGTCTTGTTTGGTGCCTGGATTTTTTGCGCTCTGTTTTGGCTTAAAGTAGCAAGGAACTGATCGCCCCAGTGCGCCACTTCACCGCCGCCGCCGTTGTCGTCAAGCACCTTACAGAACTTAGCGATCAGCATTCTTTCCGCTTCGGTGGTCATTCCCTGGTCCGGTTCCCAATACTCAAACGTCAAAGCGATAAGCCCGGCCCAGTACCTTTGATGATAAGCAAGTGATCTGGCGCTTTGTTGAGTGGCGTTAATCTTGATCGCCTGGCCTATCTTCCAGCCTGCCGCCGCTTCCCGGTCTGAATCGGTAGCATAGGCAAAGCCGTTATTGACCTTAATCAAAACAAATTCTTTAGCCATTATCATCACCTATCTGTTCAATTAGGCTGTCACCGACATGCTCAAGCATCCAAGAGCAATCGTTATCTTCAGCCACTAACTTAAGGAGCTCGTACTCTTCCGGTTCGCATGGATAGCAATCTTCTGGCGGTCCACTATAGAAACCTGGTGAAAATGGTGTATGATTAAACGTAAGTTCAGCTTCTACTTCTGAGCCGTTAATATCCAGTGTCACCGTTTTTGTGTATTGCATGTTATTACTTCCTTTTCTACTTTGAACTGCCCTAGCCGTATTGGTTAGGGCTTTTTTTATGCGCCGTATAATTCGGACTTCTTAACATAGCTCGTTACCTGTGCGCCTATCTTGAATGGGTTAAACACAAGTACAAACTGAGGCTTGTTATTTCCTGGTATCGGCTTGCCTTCACCATCCAAAAAAGCAATTCGCCCGGTTGAATACTCGCGCTTACCTTCTGGCGTAGCATCGGCGACTATGTGGCGGATCTCGCTAACACCTTTCAAAGCTTCAGCAAACCAACCAACGCTAGTGTCATCGTTAAGCAGCATAACAACACCAAGGCCACCAGCTTGAGCTTCAAGCGACTTCTTCACCCACGGCATAGGATTGCTATACGGGCAATTTAACCAAACATAATTATGACCTATGAAGGCGTAGCGCTTATCTATCTCTTTGGCCCAATCCAGGGAAAGAGAATCATCTTCTTCAGTGAAGTGAAGATCACAAAGCGCGTTTTCGTGCGAACTTGCCATATCAGCAATAAAACCAAACTCACGATTTAGAGTGTTAAACACTTCTGGCGGTGTGCGCCATGAATCTCCCATGCTTTTCTTTTTCATATATCAAACCCTAATTGAACAGAGATTTTATCTGATTTTTCGTCATAGATTAGTGACGATGCTGAGTTGTAATATTCTATTCTCTCCACAAGTATCGAAGCTCTCGTTTCCTTTGATTGTGGCTGGTATGTACCTCTCCAATTCTTATCTATACCAATGTTTCTAGCGACATTTGTAGAGTCGGCTGAAGCAAATGGTAGCTTTGTAAATACGTTTTTATTTAAACCTCGTAGCATGTGCAATTTAGCAATAGGGTAGCCGATTTCGTCAACCACATGGCGAATAATGTCCTTAATTCTGAGTACGCATCCTGTTGGGTTTTTAGTAATGTCATATTCTCCGCAAGAACCGATTGCTACTCTTGGCCACTCATTGCAAAGGCGTATAAAGCGATCTTCTGATTCGTTCATGTGCCAAACTGGTGCACCACTAGCCACGCCGTGAGGCCAATCTTCTATTAGTGCGTCGTTTTCTAATTCGCCTCCGTCTATAACATCAGGAATTATCGCAAAGTCGAAACGGGGATGATTCTTCCAGCCACGGATAAAATTGTGGTACTCGCACCAGTCAATCTCCTTCCCTGTTTTCCAAAATGTAAACGCGCCATTGTCGAGCGCGAAACTCTGACAAATCTCACTAGCCAACCTTAATTGACCGTGGTGAGCGAAACTTATAAAAGCATGCCTGCCTTTCCAGGCTTTGATTGCGCATGTATCAGGCGTAATTGGCCCTCCGTGATAATGAATCATTTACTTCTTTCCTCATATCTAGTTTTAAATGGCCCAATCAACTTAATCCCTTTATCAAGAAATTCGTCAATCTTGCGGTCAAGCTGCTGGTTGTGTTGTTCCGGTGTAAGCGTTTCTTTCATCTTATCCGGTGTTTCGATTCGCTTAGCCTTCGGATCTGGTGGAGTAATTTCACCGTTAGCAATCTTTGTTCTGATCTTGCTGATAGTTTCAGCCCAAAGTTTACGGGCCTTGTCTTCAGGTAATTGAGTTCGGCACTGAAAGCCTACCTTCTGCCTAGTTAACAACTCTGCATGATCAAGTGCTTCTTTCTTGTCAATGAAGCGGTCAAAGGATTCAGTGGCATCCTCAACGCCTTCGCAAAGCTCAATGAACTTAGGCAAGTTAGGCGGCCAAGTAATGCCAGCTTTAACAGTTTGAGCAACGCCATTCTTAACGCTTTCGATAGTCTGTTTATTCAGGGCTATCTTCCACATCAATGACGGTTCCTCGCCGTTCTCCCTGATCCACTGCTCCCCGTAGATCTCCACCATCTTCACCCAAATCCAATCTGCCGCTTGACTGTTGGTATTCTGGTCCGTACTTCTCTCGAAGTCTTGCGTGTTGGCGTTCGAGCGCTGAGAGTTTACGGCCCGATGTAGATTGTCCATTGATAATTTTTTCATTGCCTATTGTCTCCATGAAGCTTTCGAGCTTTTCACCTGTTCTACATATCAGCTCAATATCGTTAAAAGGTTTCTGCCTATCGTTTTGACCCATTGAAAACGGATCATTACGACAACCATCAATAGCCTGTTTAATCTGTTCAACCGTATAACCTTCTTTCAGTCTTGCCTTGATAGCTTTATCGCGTTTAGCGGTTAGCTTGCTGGTAGAAAGATTTTTACCCATAACGTCACACCAGTATTTGAACAAGTCGAAAGCCGGGTTAGCTTTAGCTGACATAGGTTTTTCTAATTGGTTACTGGTTAATGGTTCTTGGTTATTGGTTATTGGTTTATGGTTAGCTTTCGATTCGCTTTTTTTAGCTTTACCTTCGGTTTCGTCTGGGTTAGCTAAATTAACCGACTGGGTTTTTTTAGCTTTGCCTTCGGTTTCGTCTGGGTTAGTTTTGGCTTTTCTTGGTCGCCCTCCCTTTTTGCCGTTAGCCCTTGCTGCGTCTGCCTTTGCGTGATAATTGGCAATTTCTGAATCAATGCGACTTTGCTGATAACCTTCTTCCGTTTCTGTAAAGAAATCCTCAAGGACGGTTTTAATTTCCTCGTGGTTTTCTCTCATATTGATAAGCCTGGACAGCTTAGAAACGTCTTTGATAAGAGGTTGCTCTTTGTCGTAGTACAGATCGATAAGCCGTCTATAAGCTAAATCTTCGGTATTACTCAAATGACGAGTAGCCTTAGCATAGTCACCAATGTTGAATTGGTAATAGTGCATAAGCTAATCACCCTCGCCAAGCGCAATGAACTCACTCACTGGCATTTCAAAGAATTTCGCAATATCAACAATGCTAGATTGTTTAATAGAGCCGCTTTTAAGCCAGTTAGAAATCTGCTGGCTGCTTGTTCCTAAAGCATTAGCAAGATCTTTATGCTTAATGCCTTTGTTTGCTATAGCGAGTCTTAGAGACTTACTTAGGTTCATTCTGGTTAACTCCTTTACTGTGTTGATGAGCTTAATATATACGGCCAAGCTTAAAAAGTACAGAAAAAAGTGAAAATAAATCTTGCGGAAGTGAAATTAAGCGGTTATAGTTCTTACATCAACACGGAGACGCAACATGAAGAAGGCAAGTATGAATGTTTTAGCAGTAATAGCAGGGGTGGCGCTTTTCTGTCTTGTAGGTCAAATGGACTACGAAGACGCAGTAAACCAGGAAGCACACTATTGCGATATGGTTGAAGCTGGTAACTGGCCTGCTTACCGTGATGACATTGTTTGTTCAAAAGTAGAAGGTGAATAACATGAAAATCGAAAACAAAGGCGCTCTTGTAGAAGCGTTCGCCGTAAAGTCGGCAGAGATTCAACGTCTTAATGATGAGCTCGGAAAAGCTGAAGCGGATCTTGAAGCAATTAATCAAGCTATCGTTGTTGATGAAGACCTACTTGGAATTATCCAAGAGGGCGGTATCCACACTGTAAACGATGCACTTGTTTACTGGAATGACCATAACGATCAGTTAGAAATCGCCAAGGTTATTCATTCATGGTCTGAGAAGACTGAACTTAACGCTGAACAACTTCAGTTAATTGGTGGCTTAAATGAGTAACGGCGAATTAGTTGCAAGTGATCAGCAATCATCACTTCCGGTTATGGCACAGCCGCACATGCGCCTAATTGAAATTGCAGTGAATAACGGCGCTGATATTACTCAGCTTGAAAAGCTTATGGATCTTCAAGAGCGTTATGAGGCAAACCAGGCCAAGAAAGAGTTTAACGCCGCAATGTCTAAGTTTCAGGCAATGCTTCCGGTAATTGAAAAGCTTGGCATTGTTGATTACACAACTTCAAAAGGTCGCACGTTCTACCAGTACGCCAAGATTGAAGATATTGCTAAGGCAATTCAGCCAGCGTTAAAAGAAACGGGTTTGTCTTACCGCTTCACGCAAAGCCAGGATAACGGAATTATCACGGTTCGCTGCATCGTCACGCACAAAAGCGGCCACTCAGAATATAGTGAGTTGGTATCTTCTCCTGATATTAGTGGCGGCAAGGATCAGCTTAAAAGTATCGCTTCGGCAATCTCATACCTTCGCCGTTATACACTGACTGGTATCTTGGGGATTGTTGTCGGTGGTGAAGACGATGACGGCGATTCTGTTCAGTACGACAACCAGGACCAGCAAAAGCCTGTTAACTGCTACCCGGATGAAGAGTTTAATAAAAACTTCCCGGCCTGGTCTAAAAAAATAACTGACGGCAAGCACACAGTTGACTCGCTACACCAATTCTTGACTAAGAAGAACATTATCCTTAGCCAAGACCAATACTCAAAATTACAACAAGTAGGAAAGTAGAATGCAATTATTCAAAGTAGAACAAGGCACACCGGAATGGCACGAACTTCGTGACACTCACTTAACCGCTTCTGATGCTTCTGCAATGATGGGTGCAAGCAAGTACAAAAGCCGCACTCAGCTAATGAAAGAAAAGAAGTTTGGTGTTAAGGAGAAAATCACTCCGGCTAAACAAGCGCTTTTCGACAAGGGCCACGCAGCAGAAGACGCAGCTCGTGATCTTCTTGAAGTTGATATGCTTGAGTCATTCGCTCCGGTTGTTGGTGGTATCGAGATTGACGGTTTAAAGCTACTCGCTTCACTGGATGGTCTATCAGAAGATCAGCAAATGGTATTCGAGCATAAGCTTTGGAATGAAACGCTTGCTGAGAATGTTCGCAATAACGTGCTTGAAGATACTCACTACTGGCAGTTAGAGCACCAGCTTCTTGTGTCCGGTGCTGAAAATGCTTTGTTTATGACTTCAGACGGCACAGCAGATAAACGCGAATACATGCACTACATTTCAATCCCTGAACGCCGTGAGCAGTTGATTGCTGGCTGGAAGCAGTTCAATAGAGATCTCGAATCTTTTGAAATGGAAGCCAAGAAAGAAGTTGTTGTTGCTGAAAAAACTAGCCTACCAGCTATTTCATACAGCGTAACAGGAACAGAGATCACCACTAACATCGCTATGTGTCTTGACCAAATCAAGACAATGGCAAGTGAAGAAATGAGCAAGGTCCTGGAAACTGATCAGGACTTCGCCGACAAGGACCAACTTAACAAAGATGTTAAGAAGGCTCGCGCCGGGCTCAAAGATATGATCGGCAAGGTTCGCGGTGAGTTTGTTAGCTACTCACAGTTTGAAGAAATCGCTCAAGAAATGGATGGTGTTCTTCAGCAAATGCAAAGCCACGGTGAGAAGCAGGTTAAACAGGCCAAAGAAGCTAAGAAGCAAGCTATTTGGACTGAAGCAAACAACGACCTTCTTAACCATATCCAAGAATCTAACGGCAAAATCTCGCCTATGGGCCTTGTGTCAATCATGGGAGAGATTCGTCCTGATTGGACTGGTGCAATGAAGAACAAGCGCACCATTGAAAGCCTTGAAAATGCGGTATCTGAAGAGCTGGCTAAGTGGAAGGTTGAGATTAATCAGGTAATGGACCGTGTTATTCCTAACCTTCAATATCTTCGTGACCATGCAGCAGATTACAAATTTTTATTCTCTGATGCTCAGCAGCTAGTTAACCAGGACGCTGAACCATTCCAGGCAATAATTAAATCACGCATTGCCGACCACAAGAAGGCTGAAGAAGAACGCCTTGAAGCTGAACGCCAACGCATTCAAAAAGAAGAAGAGGCAAAAGCTCAACGTGAAGCTGAAGCCAAAGCTGAAGCAGAGCGCGAGCGCATCCGCAAAGAAGAACGCGCCAAAGCTCAAGCTGAAGAGCAAGCTAAACGTGAGCAAGAAGAAGTTGACCGTTTACAGCGTGAAGCAGAAGAGAAGGCTAAGCAGCCAGATCCAGCGCCTGAAGTAGAGCAAGTATTTCAAGATGCTGTTCAAACAGGTGTCGGATTTATCCAGGGTGGTAAACGAGTTGCGCCGGAAGACGTTTATAAAGAACCTGAACCAGAGCAAGCTAAGCCGCTAAATGAAATTATGTCTAACCTTGTGTACGCTCTAACCAAAGAAGCGGCTAGAACTGACTTCATGGAGTTTCTTGAAAGTTGTGGTGTTACTTACGATGAGTATCTTCAGGTGAAAGAATACTGGTTGTCGCAAGGCGTTAAAGCTTACCTTTAATAATTAACCTGGCGGTGTAACAACCGCCACCACTTAAACCAAAGTAGAGATATAACATGAAAACGATTTTTACATACGACACAGAAACAACCGGAATCCCTAACTGGAAAGTTCCAAGCGATTCACCTGAACAGCCTCACTTAGTTCAATTGGCTGGTGTTCTTTCTAACGCTGAAACTGGTGAAGAAATTCAATCAATGAACGTGATCATTAAGCCGGACGGTTGGGAAATCCCTGAAGAAGTAACAGAGGTTCACGGTATCACGACTGAATACGCGCTTGAGCATGGTATTCCTGAAGGAATGGCTGTCGCAATGCTTCACATGATCCGTGGTGACGCTGAACGAGTGGCGTATAACAAGACTTTTGACCAGCGCATTATTCGTATTGCAATGAAGCGCTACATGTCTGAAGAGTGTATTGAAAAGTGGGCGGAAAAATCAGACCACCACTGTGCAATGCGAATGGCTCAAAAAGAGCTAGGCGGTAAAAATCCAAAGCTTGTTGATGCTTACAAAGCTATTTGTGGTAAAGACTTGGTAAATTCTCATAGCGCAATGGCTGATACACTGGCAGCGCAAGAAATCTTTTTCAAACTTAACTCAGGAGAGTAATCATGGCAGATCGCAAAACAAACGTAGCTGACTTTATCGGCGAATGTAACGCAGGAATTATGATTGAAAAGCTTGCACTGGCTTTAAGTGATGCGGCATTAGCTCAAATCACTCACGGTATCGGCAGCAAGAAAGCGAAGGTATCACTTGAATTTACCTTTCAACAAATGGGCGACAACGATCAGGTTATTGTTTCTCACAAGCTTTCAACCAGTAACCCAACTAAGCGCGGTAAGAAGTTTGAAGAAGATATTACTGATACAGCGTTCTTTGTTGGTAAAGGTGGCAAGCTAACCATCAATGCGCCGGAAGAAGACGACAGCGGCCAGTTCAACCTAACACATGAAAATGTTGATAAAGAAACTGGTGAAGTACAGCAACACTCAAACGTTCGCCGCCTGGCTAACTAATTCAAACCGCCGGGTTAACGCCCGGCAAACCTTAAATTTTTATTAGAGAGTAAATAACTATGTCAATGACTAAAGAAGCAATCCAGCACCTTGAAAAAACTGTTCTACTTCAAGATGTGAACACAGCGCTTGCAGCGGTAGCAACTCAATCGCCACTTGTGGCACTACCTGAAGGCGTAAAGCTTTCTGATCTTGAAGGTCACATGGAGCACCGCACTTCTTACCGCTTCAACTTCTCAACCAAATCAATCAAAGACTTTGGTGAATACTGCAAAGAGTTCGACAAAGAAGGCGCTAAGTGTTTTGTAAACTCTGATCGCATGTATGCAGAAACCATCTTTGACCTTGGCACAGAAGATAAACCGCTTCACCAGCGCCACAACTCAAAGCTTCAGCTTGATAAGACAGCAGCGTTTAAAGCTATCCTTTGCGTAAATGGCGACCACATGAGCCAGAAAGCAGCGGCTAATTTTGTTGAAGACTGGGCCGACAATATCAAGGTGGTTAACAGTGACGGCGAGCCAATGACCAATAGCCAGGCGGCCAAGCAATTGCGTGAAATCACTATCGAGCAAGTTAGTAACCGTGATAGCAAGGTCGGCGACTTCGGCGAGTCTATGAGCGAGTTCGAGAAGATTGAAGCTAAGAACCAGGACAAGATCCCGGCAACGATTGAGTTTACTTGTCAGCCTTACCACGGTTTATCTAATCGAGCGTTTACCGTTCGTGTATCAATCCTAACTGGCGGCCAGAAGCCTGAAATCTGCTTCCGCATCATTAAGCTTGAAGCGCAAGAAGAAGATATGGCTGAAGAGTTCAAAGAAATCCTGGTTGAAATGTTCAAAGACTCTGAACTAAAAACCTTCATCGGCGAAAGCTAAGACTAACTAACCAAGTTGAACTATCTGGAATTACCGGATAGTTCGCTTTAACAAGGAAATACCATGCAAAACAATGCACCACTTGATAAAGGCCGTGTTGCTGTAGTAGTTGAGAAGTATCCAACCAATCAGCTTGATCAAAACAATCAGCCTCAAATGAAAAACCGCTACGCCACTGTAGGCCGTGCAACTCTTTGGCCTAACAAGCAAGGCTCTAACATGCCTAACATTGAAGTTGAGCTTGATACTATGCCAGTCGGTCAAACTGGTCCGGTTAAAATGTATATCTTCTGGAACTCTGAAGATAACCAGAACCAAGCGCCTCAACAAACTGGCGGCTATCAACAACAGGCAGCACCACAGCAACAAGGTGGTTACGGTCAACAGCGAGGTCGATAATGGGAAAGGTTTTAGACTTACTCAGTAAAGGCGCAAGCGCTCCGGCTGGTGACGTTACTCACGTTAACGAAGCCAAAACAGCAGAAGAAGCGCTTGCTGTACTTTCAAAAGAAGCAAGAAAGGCATTGCGTGAAACGGGATTTTGGAACCAAGAGTTTCACGGTAATGAAATTGTAGCGGTGATCGCCTGCTTTATTGCGGCGAAAGCTGAATTAGATAAACAATCTGAAGGTAAATAAAATGACAAAGCAAAATGACGAGCAAATGGAAAAAGAAATTGTTGAACTTGGTTTAACTGCGCCTCGCGTAACACTTGATTCAATCAAAGCACTAATGGCTAAAGTTGAATACAAGGTTCACGTTGTTGAAGGCACTACCACAACTCACGCCGTTGCGCTTCTTGATGGTTTCAGCCTGGCTATTGGTATGAGCGCGTGTGTTGATCCTGCTAACTTCAATGAAGAGTTAGGCCGCAAGTATTCAATTATTGACGCTGAAGAGAAGGCTCAGAAAAAGCTATGGGAACTTGAAGGTTATCGCCTGAAGTTCTCAAATAGCTAAATGAACAGCGTTATTAAGGTTGTATTCATGCCTAAGCTGTTAAAGGCTCAAAGGCATGAATACTTGATTAACACAGACAACTACAAAACCGCTGAAGAGATAGCAAGTAAGCGGTTGTTCTTTGATGGTCACAGCAAGAAAGACTTCAAAGAAGTTGTTATGGCTCAAGTTCAAGTATTTGATAAGTAAGGTATTTATGAAAAAGATAGCATTAATCATAGGCCACTCAGCCAAAAGCCCAGGGGCCACAAACAAAACTTACGGCACAAGCGAGTTTGAATTTAACGGGCCGCTTGCTCACTCGGTAGCTGAAAAGCTTATCCTGGAAGGTTACGAACCAATTATTATTTATCGTGACTGCTCATACTCAGCACTACCAGGTAAGGTAAATCAAACTGAAGCTGATATTGCTGTTTCATTTCACTGTAACGCCTTCAATGAGCAATCAAACGGCTCAGAAACGCTTTACTACAAGCACAGCTCAAAAGGCTTCTTGCTCGCTTCGTGCATTCAAGAGCAAGTTGTTAAGTGTTTGGGCCTTAAAGATCGCGGCCTTAAACCTTGCGTAGCTTCGCACAAAGGTAAGGCTGGTGATCGCGGTGGTCTTCTCCTTCAGAAAACTTCAATGCCTTGTGTCATTGTAGAGCCGTTCTTTATTGATAGTGACGCATCATTAGAACTGGCTAACCACAAGTTTGAAGATTTAGCTGAAGCATACACAAAAGGGATAGTGAACTATCTAAGGGGTTAGCATGAGTTTTTTAGCAAAGATAACTGATGTTGTTGGAGGTTCATTGTTTGGCTCAGTCAAAGAGCTGATCACTGATTACTTTCCACCGGATATGTCACCAGAGAAAAAGGCAGAGCTTCAGCAAAAAATTGATGAAATGGAGTTCAAGAAACAAATGGCTATCATGGAAGCCGCCGCTGATGCTGAAAAAACGCTTAACCAACGAATAGCAGAGCAAGAAGGAACAGCAAGCGACCTTAAACAGTTGCCGATAGTTGGCCGGATAGTTTTGTTTCTTCGTGGTATGCAGCGTCCTATGTGGGGATTCTTCGTTATGTACCTGGATTATGAATGGTTCACTAATCCATCAACAAAATTGCTAGGGGATAAGTTGGTTCAAACGTTCTCAGAGCAGCAGCAGACAGCGCTTATTGTGATTAACCTATTGGTATTGGGTTTCTTATTTGGTGAGCGCACCGTCAAGAACCTTGAGCCACTAATCATAAAAGTGTTTGGAAAGTCAGGTAAATAAGGTAATTTAGTCGCTTGAATGATATACTTATCAAAATGTCAAGCGACAATTAAACCTATATTATGGACAAACATATGCCACAGGATACTTTAAGTTTTATACAGCGCCTTCAGGAGTACGGGATACTCGGTTATGCGTGGATACTACTCGTAAGCTTTTGGGCTGGAACTGCAAAGTATCTAACCTCACTCAATGGAAAGAAGCCGACTATCTTCGGTTGGCTATCTGAAACTTGTGTAAGTGGCTTTGTCGGTATCATTGCCGCAATGACTTGTCAGTATTACCAGCTAGACTTTCTACTCACTTCAGCAATAACAGGGATCTGTGCTCATAACGGCACCAGGTCCCTTTATCTTATTGGTGAAATCTTAAAAAAAAACACGACAAGCCTTAACCGTATTGCTTCAGAGCCAACGGATACCGCTTTGATGGCAAAGAGAAAGGAACAAGACGATGAAAAACACGATAAGTAACATCATTCTCCCGGCTGATACCTGGGTTAACATCTATCTAGCCCCTGCAATTGTCGCCGCTGGTATCTCAATCGGTGATCGCCTAGCCTTCACAAGCATAGAAGGCACTATCAATTTAAACTTCTCAGCTAACAAGCCTGGTCAAGACGCCGGGTTTACTCCGTTAGAGAAAGGCTTTGAAATATCCAATAGCTTAGGCTCATTAGGTGCGTGGGCGATTAGTCGCGGCGCTGATGGTTTAATTAACGTAGGTGAGAACGTAACCGCTGAAATGCCTGATGGTTTATTTAGTGGCACACGAGCAATTACACAACAGACTTACACTGAAGCCAATTCAAAAGCTGGCGTTCAGCATGAAGGTTCAACTCTTCTATCTGACGTTGCCGCTGGCGCAGAGAGCGACACCATCTTTCTAACTGGTGCATTGCCCGTATCGCTAAAAGGTCGCGTCATTGGTTTTACTGGAACTGGCGTAAAAGCTGAAATATTTGAGGCTCCAACGTATACAGGTGGTTCTTCAGTTCCATATCAAAACGCTTCAGCTATTAATCCAGTGGCCGGACTAGCTCAAATCATTGTAGGTGCAACCGTAACGGCTGATGGTGATTTAGTGTTTGCGCCTGACTACCTGATCGGCAATACATCAAACCAGGGCAAAGGCTCCTATGGCGATTCAGTTAGTGGTAGAGAAAAGCTGTTGAAACCAAACACAGCTTACTTATTCCGTATTACCTCCCTTGATACTCAGCCGCAAGACATTACAAGTCTGCTTACCTGGTATGAGGGTGAACTCGACTTGCCGCTATGAGTGAAACCAAGCAAATTAAATTAACCGCTGAACAGTTGGAGTTAGCAAGTAAGCTTACTCCGCTTCAGCGTAAGTTTGTTATGCACCTGGTAAGCTCAAGCATGAACCAAAGAGAGGCTTATGTTAAAGCAGGGGGCAAAGCAGAAACAGAGAAAGCTCAAATAGCCTCAGCAAGCCGCATGTTAGCTCAAGTTAGCGTGAAAGCCTTCTATGACTCTTTGATGAATAGTATCGCTTCAGATTCGATTATGACAAAGCAGGAAGCTCTTGAGAGGCTTTCTAAGTCAGCAAGGGCAACAATACACGACATTTGCACATTCGAGCTTAAACAGGTCGGTGAGGACGAAGACGGCAACCCGGTGATGCAAACGGTTTGGGCCATGAAGCACTCTGAAGACATTGATCCGGTTATCGCCGCTTCAATCAAGTCAGTTACCTTCACCAAGACCGGGCCAAAGATTGAAATGTACGATAGCAACGGCTCAATCAAGATACTTTCAGACCTTCAAGGCTGGAATGCGCCACGCAAGCAAGAGATCACCGGGAAAGACGGCCAATCATTAGCAATCAAAGCTGATGTTAGCGCTCCAGAAATAGCGGCGGCTTTAGCTGGTTTAATGGGTAAATTGTAAAGCCTTTAAAATCAAACGGTTAGTTAACTTCTCTCAGTACGGATATAACAAGGATATTACGATGAAACGAAAACCTTTCTTATTTGCTGTGTTAGCTGGCTTGTTTATGTGGATTATCATCATATCCGCTATCTTATGGAGTATTGCGTGAGTGAAGTAATGCAGTGGGAGACAATGACGGATGCCGAGAAGATAGCCGTCAAAGTAGCAAGTGAAGCCTCTTTTGAGGCTTTTATGCGTATATTCTTCCAGTTATTGCAAGGTCAGAAGTTTAAAAAGAACTGGCACCACACTTATGAGTGCCAACTTGCTGAAGATGTTTTTTACGGAAAGATTAAACGGGGCATCATCAATGTTGCGCCTGGTTCAACTAAAACAGAAATATGGTCAATTCACTGGCCTGTATGGTGCATTATCAAATGCATCACTGACGGCAATCCAAGAAGTTCACGCTGGCTACCGCTTTCTTACTCTGATGACCTGGTTGTTGAGAACGCAACAAGGGTTAAAGAGATCATTGACTCTGAAGAGTTTCAGCAGCTTTGGCCTATGACTCAGGCCAAAACCACCAAAGCAAAGCACAACTGGATGTACTACGACCAGAACAATAACCGCCATCGTCTTTACGGGACCAGTATCAACGGCCAGGTAACAGGTCGCCGAGCTGGTTACATGATTGAAGACTGCTTTACTGGTGCGCTTATCCTGGATGATCCACTTCCACCGAAAGATTCAGACAGTGGCAAGCTAATGGACAAAGCAAACAAAAAGCTTAACCGTGTTGTTCGTTCCCGTCTTGCACATGACAACGTGCCTATCATCATGGTTCAACAGCGAATAGCTAACGGTGACAGTACCGACTTCCTTATGAGTGACAAAACGCCGGACACCTACGAAATATTCAAGGTTCCGGCCATTGTTGATCGTGAATACCTGGACACCCTACCGGATGAAATGAAACAGGCCTGTATTCGTGACACTGGATTCAAGTCGGGCCGTGTTAGCTACTGGACTGACAAAGAGCCAACGGAGACATTACTCGCCATGGAAAAAGCAGATAACTTTATGTTCAGTGCTCAATACCAACAAAACCCTGATGACGCACTTCAAGAAGGTGTTGTTTACAAGAAAGAGCTTGAGCTACTTATTGAAGAAGGCCGTTTGTGTAATATCCCTATCGAGAAGGCACTCCCCGTTTATACCTATTGGGATCTTGGTATCAATGACGATATGGTTTTATGGCTCATGCAGCCACACCGCAAAGAGTTACGAATGATTGCGTGTTATGCCAATCGTGATGAAGGCATGGAGCATTACATTAACTGGCTTCACGACTTCGCTGATAAGTACGGGATTCGATACAAAGAACACCTAGCACCGCATGATATTTCTGTTCGTGATCTAATGACCAGGGAAAGTCGACTTGATACCGCTAAGCGAATGGGTATTAAGTTTAAGCTGGTTGAACGATGCAAGAGCAAGCGTGAATCAATCAACGCCTTGAAGAAGTTATTTCCTCGCCTATGGATTGATAGCAAACGATGCGACACCGATTCAACCGGAGCAACTGGTGATCAGGCTAAGAAGACAGGCTGGAAAGGTATCAAGGCATTGCGCCGCGAGTGGGACCATGACAATGAAGTGTTTAAAGATGCTACTGGCCCTAAGTGGGCTACTAACTTCACTGATGCCATTCAGCAAATGGGCCTTCACTACAAAGAAGAGGTTGAGCGCCAGAAACCACAAAGACGCAGACCTGGACAGCATTCTTCAGGTGGATGGATGACAGGCTAATGCGTAGTTATGGCGAAATAGCTGAAGTGTGCTTTCAGCGTAAAGGCTGGAACATTTACAATCTGGCTACTGAGTATAAGATTTGGGATGGATACCGCAACAAATCGGTTTATGTAAACACCATGCTCGAACTCAAAGAAGAGATAAGCAAATTTATCAAAGAGGAATACCATGAAGAAAGTTAAGTTCAAGTGTGACGGTTGTAATGTGGTTGCGAGCCGACCAAAGCAAAGGCTTGTTCAGGAACATTCTCGTAAGTATTGCTGTGAAAAATGTTTAATGAAATGGAGGCTTGCTAATGGCTAAGTCAAAAATAGAACAGCTTTACGCTAAACCCGTAAAGCAAAAAAAAGGTGATAAGTCTGATGACTCATTACTTTGTACGGCCAGAAAGCGAGCTCGTGACGGTGCAACCTACTGGAAAGAAAACTGGGAAGCGGCTGAAGATGATCTGAAGTTCCTTGCTGGTGAGCAATGGCCTTCACAAGTACGAACTGAGCGAGAGCTTGAGCAACGTCCTTGCCTGGTTAATAACGTATTACCTACTTTTGTGGATCAGGTTCTTGGTGATCAGCGACAAAACCGCCCGGCCATCAAGGTAAGTGCTACTGATGTGGTTCGCGTTCCTGACTCTGAAACCGGAGAAGACACAACGCTTCGCATATCTAACACCACTGGCAAGACTGACTATGAGCTTGCTGAAGTGTTTACCGGGCTAATCAAGAACATTGAATACAACTGTGATGCTGAAACAAGCTACGACATTGCTTTCCAGTCTGCGGTTGAGTCTGGTATGGGTTACTTGCGTGTTCGCTCTGATTACCTGGCAGATGATAGCTTTGAACAAGACCTGATCATTGACCACATTGAAAACCAGTTTGCTGTAACAATGGACCCGAACGCTAAAGAGCGTGACCGTTCAGATATGAACTGGTGCCTTATTGATGACACGATGGAGAAGGAGTCATTCAAAGAGCTTTACCCTGATGCCAACGCCGACCCGGTTAACTCTGATTCAGTTGATGATATGGGAACCTGGTACTCTGACAACTCAGTTAAGATCAGCGAATACTTCACTCGTGAGCCTTGCGTTAAAGAAGTGGCCCTTCTTAGTGATGGCCGTTCAGTGTATATGGATGAGCTAGAGCCTGTTGTTGATGAACTGCTTGCCAAAGGTGTAAGCATTGTCCGTACCCGTAAGGTGAAAACTTATAAGGTCTTCTGGCGTAAAATTACCGGGCTTGATGTTCTTGAAGGTCCTGTTGAATTGCCATGCTCAACTATCCCAGTCGTCCCGGTTTGGGGTAAGGCGTTGGTTATTAAGAAGAAAATTATCTTTCGCTCTATTATTCGCCATAGTAAAGATGCACAACGAATGGCTAACTATTGGGATAGCGCCGCAACTGAAGCCGTTGCTCTTGCACCTAAAGCGCCGTTTATCGGTTCTGAAGGTCACACTGAAGGTTACGAACACCAATGGGAAACGGCCAACACTGTTAACCGTTCAGTGTTAACTTACGTCCCACAATTCCAGGGCGATCCTGGTCCACGCCGTGAACAACCAGCCGCTATCCCTGCCGCTGAAATCACTCTTGGCATGAACTCAAGCGAGAAGATTAAAGCCACGCTTGGAATGTATGACGCATCACTTGGCGCAATGGGTAATGAAACTTCAGGCCGGGCAATCGTAGCAAGACAGCGCCAGGGTGATCGCGGTTCGTTTGCCTTCATTGACAACCTGACTAAAGCCATTCGCCGTGTTGGTAAGATTATGGTTGAAATGATACCTAAGATTTACGATACAGAGCGTGTTGTTCGCTTGAAGTTCTCTGATGAAACTGAAGACTTTGTTAAGTTGAATGAACAGATACTTGATGAACAAACAAACGAGTGGGTAACTATCAATGATCTGAACGTTGCTAAGTATGACGTTGTTGTTACTACTGGCCCGGCTTACTCAACACAGCGACAAGAAGCGGCTGAATCGCTTATTCAATTCGCTCAAGCTGTTCCGGCTTCCGCTGCCGTTATTGCTGATCTTATCGCTCAAAACATGGACTTCCCTGGCGCTGATGTTATGGCCGAACGTCTTAAAAAGATTGTACCGCCTAACGTATTGACCAATGACGAAAGAGAGAAGCTTGCTGAAGATATGCCAGAACAGGACCAGCCAACACCTGAACAACAGATTCAAATGAAGGAGCTTGAAGTTAGAAGCCAGGAAGCTGAAGCTAAATCGGTAACAGCTCAAGCCAATAACGAGAAGTCTGCCGCTACAATTGCTAAGGCGCAGGCGGACCTTGTTCAGGCCCAGCTTGAAACGGCTGAAGCGCAAGCTCAGCTTCAAGCTATTGAAAGCGGTCAAGGTCAAGCTTACCAGCAAGTGCGTGAATTAGTTGCTGAAGCACTGGCTGAGTTAATGGCAAATAACCAAAATGTCAAGGCTTAACGAGTGACTTTTTACTAAATTAAGCTTATCATTAGTTTATGGCTACCAGTGGCCTTTCACTGGGCTTAAATTCGTATAGGAACATATACGCCATGAGTGATGAAAACAACCAAGACGAAACTTCAGGTTTTGTCGTTACATTGAGCGATGCGCCAGAAGCACCAACTGAACCACAGGAAGAGCCGAAGCAAGAAGAACAGGCCAGTTCTGAAGCTCCTGCTACTGAAGGTGAAGAGAAGCCAGAACCTAAAGGTGAAGGCGAAGAGTCTGAAGGCAAAGCGCAAGATGATTCCGGTAACGATTCTGATACCGCCGCACCGGACGAAGGCAAGAAGCCTAACCGAGTGCAAAAGAGAATCGACAAGGTAGTAAGAGAACGTGAAGACGAGCGCCGTAAAAATGAGGCACTTGAAAAGCGTATTGCAGAATTGGAAGGTAAAGGATCGGATAAGTCAGAAAAGGAACCCGTTGAGGATGACTTTGAAACTTATGACCAGTATCTTGATGCCCTAGACGCTTATGATAATAAGCCGACAAAGGACCAGGACAAGCCTGAACCTAAACAGGAAGAGCAAGAAGCGGCACCTTCATTAACCGATAGCCAAAAAACGGCAATGGCTGTTATTAAGGAAACGGTTGAGTCAGCAACTAAACCTGATGACTTTGAAGCTGTAGCGCTTAACCCTGAAGTTCCGATCACTGGCGATATGCTTGAAGCGTTGGCTGAATGTGAAGACCCGGCAAAGGTCATGTATCATTTGGGCCAGAATAAAGATCTTGCTACTGATATTGCTTCTGGTTCGCCAGCTCAGCAAATGCGAGCAATCGCAAAACTTGATCTGACGGTGACGAGCAAACCGCCGAAACCGACAAAAACAACTAATGCGCCCGATCCTATTAGCCCTGTTGGTGGTAGTGATGCACAAGAGAAAGCCCCGGCTGAAATGTCTTTTGCAGAATACGAAGCTCACATGAATAAGAAAGAACGTTCGCGCCAATCTTGGTAATAAATAAAGGAGCCTTCTCATGGCTGTTCAAAACAACAATCTACTTACTGATGATGTAATTGCTAAAGAAGCATTGCGTCTACTTAAAAACAACTTGGTTACTGCTAAGTTGGTTTACCGCAACTATGAAAAAACATTTGGTAAAGTCGGCGATACTATTCGCTTAAAACTTCCTTACCGTGTTAAAGCGGCTGATGGTCGCACCCTGGTTAAGCAACCAATGGTTGATCAGACAATCCCGTTCAAGATTGACAAGCAGCACCACGTTGGCCTTGAGTACACTGTTAAGGATAAAACCCTTGATATTATGGACTTCTCTGAACGTTACCTGAAGTCGGGTATGATTCAGATCGCCAATAAGATTGACCGCAATATCTTGCTTACCCTGAAGAAAGCATTCCACACTTCTGGTACTCCTGGTGTTCGCCCTGGTAAGTTTATCGACTTTGCTAACGCTGGTGCTAAACAAACCACTTACGCCGTTCCTCAAGATGGAATGCGCCATGCGGTCCTTGACCCGTTCACTTGTGCTTCTCTATCTGATGAAGTAACAAAGCTGTTTAAAGAAAGCATGGTTGAGCAAGCGTATAAGATGGGCTATCGCGGTAAGGTTTCTGAGTACGATACTTACGAGTCTCAGAACTTGCCTAAGCATACTGTTGGTGATCACGGCGGCACTCCTTTGGCTGGTGCTGGTGCTAACGGTTCAGTGATCACTATGACTGGCGGTACAGCTTCAACAGCTGGCTTCTTGAAAGTTGGTGATGTGTTTACCGTTGCTGGTGTATTCGGTGTTAACCCTCAGAACTATGAAACAACTGGCTTGCTTCAAGAGTTCGTTGTTACTGCTGACGTTGATACTGATGGTGCTGGCGCTGCTTCAATCAGTGTATTCCCTGCATTGAATGACGGTACAGCCACTATCAACAACGCTGAAGGCGACCCAATCAGCACGAAAGCTTACCAGAACATTACCGCCCTTCCGGTTGCTGGTGCGGCTATCACTATTGCTGGTGCGGCTAATGCAACATACGAACAAAACTACCTGTTCCACCGTGATGCTATTGCGCTTGCAATGATTGACCTTGAGCTACCACAGTCAGCGGTTATCAAGTCTCGCGCTGCGGATCCTGAAACTGGTCTGTCACTTACTCTTACTGGTGCTTATGATATTAATGAGCAAACAGAGATTCACCGTATTGATGCTGTTTACGGCACTGATTTGATTTACGGTGAGCTTGCCCTTCGTATGTGGGGCGCTGCTCAGTAAGTAATAACCGATAAGGCCCAAGGACGGGCCTTTTATTCATTAGATAGAGAGAGTAATTAATATGTCAAAATTATGGATGTATCACGCTAACTGCCCTAAAGGTGAAATTGTTAACTTGTCTCAAGCTGAGCAATTAGAGCAAGACGGTTGGGTTAAGTCTCCGGCGCTTCTTGATTTACCTAAAGAAGACAACGCCGCAAAGATGGACGCCGATCAGATTGAACGTGCACGACCTGAAGATCTTGTTGGCCTGGTTAAAACAATGGGATTCAAGGTTTTGTCTGAAGTTGAATTTGAAGCTGAAATGAACAAGGCAAAATTTAGCGCTGTGCCTGTAACCATTGAATCATTCAGCGATGAAGAGCTAATTGCTGAAGCTGAACGCCGTGGCCTTAAAGATTCTGGCGGTTCTACTGCTTCAGTTGATGATCTGCTTAACCAGTTTAATGAAGACCCTGAGTCACTAACCAAGGCTGAGCATGTTGAGCTTGGTAATACCTTGTATAGCTTAGGTCTGCGCGAAAATATGAAGGAAGCAACTTTAATTGAAAAGATTAACGCAGCTATAAACGAGGCCGATTAATATGGCAACTACGGTAGGGGATATTATTCGCAGTGCTATGCGAAAAATTGGCGTTCTTGCTGCTGGCGAACCCCTGCCAGCCAATGAGGGTGATGACGCTTTAAAAGTATTCGCTCAAATGGTCGATGCCTGGACCAATGAAACGCTGCTTATTCCTGTAGTTGGGGTGGTTACATTCCAGCTTACTAACGATGTATCTGAATACACTATTGGTATTTATCCAGAGCCTAAGCCGGATCCATTACCGATTAACCATATCGAAACCGCAAGACCAGAAAAGATACTGGCCGCTTTCATTCGTGACCAATACGATACTGACTACATTCAAGAAGTTATTGACGTTAAGACCTTCTCACGAATTAGCCGTAAAACAAACGCCTCACGCCCTTCGCGCTTCTATGTTCGTGAAGGCTGGCCGTTAAACACTATTCTATTTGAATCGGTTCCTTACTCTTCAGAAACCCTTCATCTTGAAGTTATCCAGCCACTAAGTGACATACTTCCGGCGGCTTGCCTAACTGAAGTGATAAACCTACCGCCAGGTTACGAGCGAGCGCTTATCTATAACCTTTGCCTTGACCTTGCTGATGAATGGGGCAAGCAACCAAGTGCAGCTATTGCCACTCATGCAGTTGAAGGTAAGAAGTGGTTGAAGCGTAATAACTACCGCGATCTTGTTCTTGGAATGGACCGAGCTGTTGCCACTCAACGTAAAGGCATTGGTACTTATATTATTGAGCAGGGGCCATAACATGCAAAGAGAGATACCGCTTGCGGCTAACACTTCAGAGCAGGATATATCAGGCAATGAGTTGCTTGTTAACGTGTATCCTCGCGCATCAACTGGTGGTAAGTACCCATTCAACCTAATCAACACGCCAGGGCTCGCATTCTTTTGCGAGCTTCCTACATTCCCGGTGCTTGGCCTTCATAACAATAAAGGCCGAGTATTCGCCGTTACCCCTTCAAAAATGTACGAGATATTTAAGAACGGAACATTTAAAGAGTTAGGTGACGTTGACCTTAAAGGCCGCGTATCAATGGAGGACAACGGTATCCAGGTTGTTGTGGTTGATGGATTCAAAGGTTTCTATTATGACGCCAATACAAAGGAGGTGGAGCAGATAACAAACGAAGCCTTCTATCCGGCCTCAACAGTTACCTATCAAGATGGTTACTTTCTGTTTGACAGAAAAGGAACGGGTCAGTTCTTTATATCTGAGCTACTTGATGTTGACTTTGATCCGTTAGATTTTGCAACAGCTGAAGGCCAGCCGGATCCGTTAGTTGCGATACTTAGTGATCACCGTGAAATATTCTTGTTCGGCACTGAAACGATTGAGGTTTGGTATAACTCAGGTGCTTCTGATTTTCCCTTTGAGCGTAACCAGGGCGCATTTATTGAAAAGGGTTGTGGAGCTCGTTACTCAGTAGCCAAGCAAAACAATACTGTTTACTTTATCGGTTCTGACTTAATGGTTTATCAAATGACTGGTTACACTCCAGTAAGGATAAGCACTCACGCCGTTGAGAAGACACTTAAAGACGTTGATCTAAGTGATGCGTTTGCCTACACATATCAGGATGAAGGGCATTTGTTTTACGTGCTAACTATTCCAAGTAGGGATATTACCTGGTGTTTCGATATTTCAACTGGTGCTTGGCATGTTCGCCAGTCGTACCAGTTTGGCCGTCACCAGTCTAACAATGCGATCTTCTTTGATTCAAAAACTTTGGTTGGTGATTTTCAGAATGGTCGAATCTATCAAATGGCTGGCAACTTCTACACCGATGACGGCGAGCCTGTTGTTCGTGAGTTTGTTTTACCTACCGTTAACAACGGTCGAGAGTTCTTAACCGTTGATAGCTTAGAGTTTGATATGGGTACTGGTGTCGGCCTTATTAGCGGTCAAGGTGATGATCCAGAGTTGCGAGTGTACTTCTCAAAAGATTCAGGCAAGACATACAGTGAAAGCTTTAAACGTGGTCGCATTGGGAAGGTTGGAGAATACTTAACAAGGGCGAAGGTTAACCGCTTTGGTGCTGCCAGGCAGTTCACCTTTAAAGTTGAAATATCTGATCCTATACCAATTGATATAGGTGGTGCGTGGGTTGAGGTTCGCTAATGGCTGATAACAAAACTGAAAACCTAGTATCTAAACCTCCTCTTCAAGTGAGACTGATCGACCAGAGCGGTTTAATGAATCGCGCCTGGTCTGTTTGGTTTCGTGATTTATATCGCCGTGTAGCTTACAAAGGCGGAAATTCTATTGATGAAAATATTGAAGATATAGATCAGCTCGTTGCCGCTGTTGAGGCTAACATAATTGCCATTGCTGCCAATAAAGAGTCCATTGAGAAAAACGCTTTAGACATTGCCAAAAACGCTGAAGATATTGCTATAAACTCAGCGGCTATTGTTCAGAATGCTTTAGCCATTGCAGAGAACGTAATAAATATAGAGGCCAATGCGCAGGCGATAGTTTTACTAGCTAATAGCCTCGACACTCACGTTAACGCTTTCCAGGCACACGGATCTAATGGTGATATAGTTGGCTTTAATGACGCGGCAAGTGAATCAACGGTTGGACTTGTTGCTAGAATGGCCTCAATAGCTGACGCAGTAGAAACAACGGTTGATATTACAACTGCTGATATTGGCACAGCTCCGGCAGCTTATGATCAGGCTTACACGCAATCAGTAACCGATTTAACGAATGAAAACAAAGCGGCAATAAATCAACTGGCTTCAGACCTTAACGATGCTATTGCAGTTCTTAATAACTTACTGGCAGAAAGTAAAGCTTCAGGCCAGATGACAACACCATAGGGATAACATGAACGAGACAAACACAAAGCTGGAAGAATCACGCTCGCTGGCAATTGTTGCGGCTGTATCTTCAATTGATATTGCTGATCGGCGCGGAAAGATTAACGCACTTGAACAGGCCATGCTTCAGGAAGATCAAGTTCCTATTGATGTTAACCACCGTTTTAATGGTGGCATCTATGCGCGTGAAATCACCATTCCAAAAGGTACACTGTTAACTGGTCGAATCCATAAGTTTGATCACTTCGATATTATGCTTAGTGGTGACATTTCAGTTTCTACCGATACAGGAGAAGTTAAGCGCCTTACTGGTTTGAATATCATGGAAGGGAAAGCTGGCAAGAAACGAGCGGGATACGCGCACGAAGATACGCACTGGATCACGTTCCATTGTGCAGAAGAGCGCAACCCTGAAGAAATGTATGAGTTTCTTACTTGTGGCTCATTTGAAGAACTGGAAGAGTTTAACTATCTACTTGAACAAGCAATGAAGCAAATTGAGCATGATGAAGCTGTATTGACAGAATGCGCTAAAGCTATCGTTGATAAGGGGGATTTATGTCAGTAGTTGCGGCGGCGGTTATAGGCTCTGCTGTTGTTGGTGGGGTTTCAGCTTACTCTTCTGGCAAGGCGCAAGAGAAGGCTGCTAAGAGTGCAGCGGCTTCACAAGAAGCTATTGCTGATGAAAACGTTGCTCTTCAGCGTGAGTTAGCTAATCAACAGCGTGAAGACTTTGCGCCATGGCGTGATATTGGTGAGCAAGCATTAAATCAAATGTGGGCTGGTGTTCAGTCTGGTGAGTTTGAGGTTGGTGACATTGATGTAACAAAGGACCCTGGCTATCAATTCAGAATGGACCAGGGGGTTGAGGCGCTTGATAAGTCGGCAGCGGCTCGTGGCCGTTTATTGAGTGGCGCACAGCAAAAAGGGGTTACTGATTACTCTCAAAACGTAGCAAGCCAGGAGTACGCAAACGCTTATGCTCGTGAAGCTAATGAGAAGGCGCGTAAATACAACATGCTTTCAGGTCTTTCTTCTGGCGGTCAAGCTTCTGCTGCTGGTCAGGCTCAAGCGACTAGCAACCTAGCAAGCACAACAGGAAATATCCTTTCTAACCTTGGAACCTCACAAGCTCAATCTGAGTATGCACAAGGTCAGGCCAGGGCTGGTGCTTATCAGGGTATGGCGCAATCAGGAAACCAGGCAGCACAAAACTGGCTGATGTATAAATCTTTGGGGGCTTCGTAATGGCAGCTAATCAATATGGTATCGACTTAGGCGAGATATACCGAACCAAGGCAGCGGTTGAAGGTGCTCGCACTCAAAATAAACTATCAGGTTTAAAACTTGGTGAAATGGAGCGTGAAATAGCAGAGCGTCCAGCAAAAGAGGCGGCTGCGGCCGAGCGTAAAAACTTGCTTACTGGCCTTCGTCAAAAAGCGGTTGGCGGTGATGTTAGCGCACAGCAACAATTATTAGCCTTGGATCCTGAAGGTGGCGCAACGTTTATTGATGCTGTTACCAAGATGGATGACCGAAAACTGGAAGCCACTCAGAGATCAGTTGATGAAATGGGCCAGCTTGCCGGGTACGTGCTTCAAGGTAAAACACCTGAAGAACAGGCTCGCCGTTATCAGTTAATGTATCAAGGCGTTTCACCTGAAGTTCAATCAAAGCTACCTGAAGCGTTTGACCCTCAATTTATGGAAATGTCACTATCTAAAGCTATGGCAATGGATAAGATTTTAGAAAACCCTAAATCTATCCAAGTCGGCGGTGAAGATGTTGTTTATAAAGGTGGCCGTGAAGTTGAGCGCAAGACTCGCCCTGTTAAAACTTCCGGCACTGGTTCAGATGGTGGTGGAGTTAAGTCTGCCGATGAAAGCTTGATGTATCGCCAGTCAGTTGAATTGCTTGGCGGTCTGTTTGATCAGGCTGGTAATATTACCAATCTTGATCCTACTGTTAGAAATAAGGTCCAGGGTATTGCTACCGAAGCAACTAACATTTTTCGTGAAGGTGGTGTTACTCGATCGCAAGCTGTTAAGCAAGCAGCTCAGAAGTTTGGGCTTGAAGTTCCTGACGCTGGTAGTACAGTTGATAATGACCCTTTAGGTATTCGATGATAAACGAGCCCTTTAATTAGGGCTTTAATACAGGAGAGCCGCCGTGAGCGAGTTCATACAAAGCTTTAGAGAACAAAACCCTCAATACAATGATATGGCTGATGACCAACTGGTTACAGCTCTTCATGGCAAATACTATTCAGACATTCCAATTGAACAATTTAATCAAAAAATCGGCTTTCAAGTCGCACCGATTGAACCAGTCCAGCAAGATAATTTACCAGTTGATGCCAATTTAGGCGCTTTACCTGGCAATAATTTACCACTTCAGCAAGAAACTTTACCAGTTCAAGGTGAAAGTTTACCAGCGCAACAAATCCCACAGCAAGCCGTTGATGGCTTTACTGGCGCCGCAATGAAAGCACCTGAAGATCAAAGCATGTTAGAGCTCGTTAGCGGTAAGCTCAAAAACTGGGGCGCTGGTGCTGGTGAAAGAGCTGGTGACGTTGGCGGCGCATTGCTTCAGACCATTGAAACGGTTGGTTCTGGACTTGAACAGAAGTTACCTATGGGCGGTTTCGTTTGGGAAGATGGTGACATTATCCCTTCTGTGCTTGGTCCTGAAGAATGGGCTAAGCGAGAAGCTGAACCAATCCTAACTAAAGGCGCCGACGTTCTTAAAGATATTGATCTTGGCTATCAAGAGAAAGTCGGATGGGAAGATGTTAAGAAGTCATTCTCTGAAGGTGGTCCGTTATCCGGTAGCGCTTATGCTGACGTTTTGGAATACGGACTTGAGCAAGGTGTTAAGTCTGTCCCTGATATGGTGGCGGCCATTACCGCTTTGCCTGCTTACATATTTGCCCGTTCTGGTGAGATTGGCGAACAGAGAGCTCAAAATAAAGGCAAGGAAAGCGCTGAGCTTGAAGATGTACTCGAGGCCGCGCCTTTTGCCGTTGCCGCTTCATTGCTTGAGCGTATCGGTGCTAAAGGCATTACCCAGGCTGGCAAAGAAGAGATCGGGAAAGAGATCTTGAAGGCTGGTATTTTAAATTCTACTAAACGTGTTGCTGCTGCTGGCGGCAAAGCCATGACCAAAGAAGCGGCCACTGAAGCAATTCAGGAAGGCATGATTGAATATGTTGGTGAGCGTTACGGCACTGACGTTGCAATGGATTGGAAGGAGGCGCTTGATCAGGCTGCGGCTGGCGCTGTTGCTGGCGGTGTATTTGGTGGTACTGGCGGCGGTGTTATGGCTACCGCTAACGAGATCAACTATTCACCTGAAAAGGTTATTGCTAAGCAGCTTGAAAAAGACATTGAAGCAACTGAGGTTGTAGGTACTGAACAAGCAGCTATTGAAGCGCTATCACCTGATCAAGCCCAAATACAAAATGAGCAAAAACAACAACAAAAACAAGAGCTTAAAGCAAAAGAGGCGCAAGCCAAGCCTGAGCCAGCCAAGCCAGTTGTTAAGCAAGAGTTTGAAATTGATAAGACTCAAACTACTGAGCAAGAGCCTGTCGCGCTTGAGTTACCTGAAGAGAAGCCAGTTAAACAACAAATCGTTGGTAAAGAAGTTGTTGAGGCACCGATTGAAGAAATAACCATTAGTGAAGACGTTCCTCAATTCAAAGAAGGCGCTAACGTTAAAGGAGTTGTTGAGCCATTAGGCGGTAAGTTTGAAAGAACTGGCGTTGCTCCTGTTCAAATATGGGTCCGTGAAGATGGTCGCAAAGAAGTGATCAGCGGTCGCCACCGTTTAGACTTAGCTGAACGCAGTGGAGAAAAAACAATCCCGGCTCAATATCATTATGAGTCTGAAGGTTTCGGAGCAGATCAGGCGGCTGTGCTTGATGCCATGCTTAATATTCGTGAAGGTCAAGGTAAGGTAAAAGATTATGTCGATTTCATCAAAGCAACAAAACCAAGAAAACAAGAAGCAGAGTCACAAGGAATACTGGCAAGGCAGACGGGCAAACGGGCTTTCACAATCGCAACTGAAGGAAGTGATGCGCTCATTACCAGCCACCGAAACGATCAGCTAACTGATGAGGCTGCTACTCGTATAGCTGAAGCGGCACCACGCAATGAAGCCTTGCAAGCTGTAGGCATTAAGGCTATTCAAGAAGGCAAAACGATTGCCGTAGCTGAGAACATGGTTAAAGCCGTTAAAACCATGACGGACGAAACCGCGCAGCAAAGCGGTGATCTGTTTGGCTTTGATGACTCGGCTATGGTCGAAGCTGAAAACCTGGCGAAAGCAGCAGTTAAGAAGCAAAACGAAATTCAAAAAACTTTGTCGGCGGTACAGGGCGCAGCTAAACGACCAGAGTTAGCCGCTAAAGAAGGCGTTGACGTTAAGAACCCTGAAGCTATCAAGGCCCGTATTGCTGAACTGAAAGAGCAAAAGCGTGATTGGCAAAACTGGCACACTAACCCTAAGTTAACCCAAGAGCTTAAAGCTCAACCTGAAAAGGCGGTAACTGATGAGAAGCCAGCGATCACGGAAGAAGCTAAAGCACCAACACCAGAGCCAGCGGCGCAACCTTCACCTAAAGAGAAAGACACCTTTACCAACTGGAACGCTAAAGATAGTGAAGGCGGTCCGGCTGAGCAGTCATTTACTCGCGGCGAATATGCCAAGGCAGTGAAGAGTGACAAAAAAGGAACCTTCTTTGATGGTGGTGAAATTGAAGGTATTTCTCAAGCTAATCAGCAAGCCAAAATTAAAGGCGTTTGGCATGACTTTGGCTCTATCGTTAAAGCTGATAAGCCGGAGCCAGTTAAAAAGCCAACTAAGCCAATGTCTGAAGTTGTCGAATCTGTTAGTAGGAAGAAAGGTAAAGACTTAACCGATGCCGATAAAGTACCAGCACCTAAAGCAGACTACGCCACTGAGCCAGCGCAAGCTTATCGTTCTTTCATGGAATCGGTAGCCAATCAAACCGCTACTGTTTCCGAAATTAAAGCTGATGCTGAAAGCTTGGTTAAAAACAAGGACGCTATCATAGCCAAGTTGAGTGATCGCAAGTTCACCAAGGCAATGCTTCAAGAGATAACTCACTCGCCACGTACTGATCTCAAAAAGCCACAAATGGTTAAGAGTGCGTATGAGCGAATGCTTGCACAGCACGTTATTGGTGACGCTACGTTTACCATCTTCGGCGGTTCAAAAACCTACGAACAACAAATGATGGAGAAAATTAACAAGCAGACTCAAGCCGATGTTGATGCAGCTTATGAGAAGCAACGTGAATACCGCGCTCAAATGAAGCAGCGTAAAGACGAGTTTGTTAAGTCACTATCTAACCCTGAAACCTTGCCAGAGTTTAAAGAGTTCATTCGTGTTCGCGGTAAAGACAAAATGAGCCCTGAACAGTTGGCCGCTTATGACGAGCTAGTTGCTGAATCAATGGCAGAAGTGAAGTCTGATGTTGTCAAAGCTGAAGCTGAAGCTGTAACCACTGAGCGAGCGCAAACTAAGCACACTAAAACAGGTGCGGATCTGTTTGTGGTCAAAATGGTAGGCCGTGTACCTAAAGAGCAGTTCAGAGAGTTAAGCGGAAAGGCTAAGCAGCTAGGCGGCTATTACTCTTCTTACTCAAAAGGTGACGCGATACCAGGCTTTCAATTTAAAACGGTTGAAGCGGCTGATCAGTTTGAACAGTTGCTATCTGGCAAAGATGTGGATAAAAGCGACTTTGCAGAAGCCAAAGCTGAAGTTAAGCAGTCAAAGAACGCTGACAATCTTCTAAACATGGCTGAAAAGATGGAAGCCAAGGCCACAGAAGAGATTAACCGACCAAGACAATCTAACACAGCAAGACGCGCTTCAATGGCTGCTAACGCCACTGAGAGAGCTGAGAAGCAACTAGCTTTAGCTAAGACGGTTCGCAATATCGCCGTTAAGCTTCAGGAAGGTGAAGTTAAGCACTTGGGACAAATGAGCCAGGTCACACAACTTGAAGAGCTGATCACCATTCAGAAGCGTGCAATACCTAATGACTTGTATGAGCAAGGTTCGTTTGATGGGTACTCAATTAGCCGACCGTTAAAAGAAGGCGTAACGGTTGACGACTACATTAACCTTGTTGATTTCCCTGGTATCGAGCTTGATAGCGGTATTATTGAGCGTGTAGCCGACACCTTAAAAGGTAAGCGCGGTTATGCTCGCCTATCTGCTGATCTTCGCAAGTTGCCAAAAGGCAAGCGTGATTCACTTCGTAAGCTTACAAAAGAACAGGGTGACAAGATCATGGCCGCAAACAAAGCCGGATTGTTGGAGGCTTATTCTCTTAGCTGGCTACCGGATCAGGTTGCCACTTTAAACCGATTAGGAAAGTTGGGTATCTCTACTGGTGAGCAACTACGCGCCGCTATTCGTGAGCTTGATTCTCTTCGAGTGGCTAAGCGACAAGAGGACCCGGTTAAAAAGCTTGAGCGTGATTTGGTTGGCAAGAAGATTGAAGGCTTCTTTCCTACTCCTACGCCATTAGTTGATCAGATGATTGACTATGCAGACATTAAACCAGGGCATGAGGTTTTAGAGCCTTCCGCTGGCAAGGGTAATATTGCAGATCAGATCATGGTTTCCGCGCCTGATGCCTCGCTTGATGTTGTTGAATACAACACTTCACTTGCTTCATTGCTTGAGGTGAAAGGCTATAACGTTGTTGGTAATGACTTCCTTGAATACTCCGGCAAGCAGTATGATCGCATTGTAATGAATCCACCATTTGAAAACTTCCAAGATATTGACCATGTAAAACATGCTTATGATCTGTTAAAACCTGGTGGAAAACTTGTGGCTATCATGGGCGCTGGCGTGAAGAACTCACGCAAGAAAGCGGTTGAGTTCCGTGAGTGGCTTGATGATGCTGGCAGTTACATTGAAGACTTGCCTGAGGGTAGTTTTAAAGGTTCTGAGCGTTCGACTGGCGTTAACACTGTAATGGTGACGATTGAGAAAAACGACACTAACACGCTTAACTACAAGATGGATGACAGCAAGGTTTCACCTACACCGAAAGACGGTGAGCGTGTATTTCATGCACCTGGTCATAACTTCATTGGCATGTTCCGTTCAACCGGGATACCTGAGCGCCGTGACTTTGTAACCATTGAAGGCAGAAAGTTAAAGATACCTGATTCGCCGCAACGCATTGAGCCGATCATGAGTAAGCTGATTAAAATCACTGGCCGCCGTATTTACTTTGGCAAAATCAAAGGTAAGTCTGCTGAAGGTTTTTATCGTCCTAACGTTGGTGAGATCAGAACGCGCCGCAAGAATGACGTTGAAGTGTTGGCGCATGAAATGGCCCACTATCTTGATGTGTATTCAAATATCACTTTGCCTAACTTCCAAAAGCTTTATAAAGATCCGAAGTATTCTAATGAAGTGGCCGCGCTTAGCTATACCGATGCTGATCCGAAGATTGAAAAAATTGAAGGGTTTGCTGAGTTTGTGCGCCTATGGCTAACGAATGCCAATGAAGCACAATTAAGAGCGCCTAAGTTCTATGATGCGTTTACCAATGAGTTAGCGCGTGATCGTAAGCTGCTTAATCCTATGCGTGATATGCAGGACCTAATGCACAAGTTCTACTTTCAAGGGCCTGATAAGTTAGGCCAGGCGTTAATTGGTCAAGACGTTTCATTCAAGCAACGTTTTAATGAGTGGGCTTATCGCCGTGACTCGCGTATTCGCCAACAAGTTATTGACCGATTCCATGCAGCAAGAAAGGTTGAGCAAGAGCTAACCCGTAAAATTGGCACCGTTGAAGAGTCAGCCTGGAAGCAATTCAGGATTGCTAACGGTGGCGCGGAAGGTATCTCTGATTACATTCTTAACTATGGCACCGTTCAGTTTGACGAAAATGGCGATCTGAAGCGTAGCGGCAAAAGCTTACATGAAGTGATGGAACCAGTTAAAACAATCAAGCTAAAGCCTGAACATGAAGGCGATCAGAAGATTGATTTGCTAATGCGTTACTTTGCTGGTCGCCGAGCGTTAGAGCTTCACCGACAGAGGCGTGAAAACTTGATCCCTAAAGAAACCGCTAAGGAATGGGCTCGCCTTGGTAAAGATTACCCGGTGTTTGAGTCTATCCAGAAAGAGTACCAACAGTTTAATGATCGCATGATGGACTTTTACGAAGAAGCCGGAATGGTTACGCCTGAAGGTCGTAAAACAATGCAGTCAATGAATAAAGACTATGTTCCTTTCAACCGCATCCGCGATCAGCTTGCTGGTGGTAAAGGTGCGGCTAGTGCCGGATTCCAAAAACTTAAAGGTGGCACCGCTAACCTGAATGATATTTTGGTGAACATTCAAGACGGCATAACGGCCAACGTCCGATCGGCATTAAATAACCGAGCTAAGCAAAGACTTTATCAATATATTTCAGGCCATAAAGACGGGGCAATTTTTGCAACCAGGATAGCGCCGGACTCTAAGCCTGTTCAGGTTTACGCTGATGAAATGCAAGCTAAGATCAGTAAAGTGCTTGAGGCTAACGGGATTGAGATAGAAGGCGATCTTGATTTGGCTAGTAAAGAGCTTCTTACTTTCTGGCAACACGGCGTTGCGCCTCGCGTTAACGAGTCGGGTAATATCGTTGATTCAGTGATCATCAACGGCAAGCCTAAGTATTACGAAGTGCAAGATCCGCTACTTCAAGAAATGCTTATGTCAATGAACCCTGAAAGCTACAGCTCGTTTATGAATGTTATGTTCGGGGTTAAAAACTTCTTTACCCGTACCATTACGCTAGGTATTGAGTTCACCGGGGCTAACCTGGTGCGTGATACAGTTGGCGCAACGTTCCTTAGTAAGAACAACTTCAAGCCGTTTATCAGCTCATTCCAGGGTATGTATTCGTTTTTAGCTAAAGACAAATATTACCAGGACTTTATTCGCTCCGGTGGTGGTCACTCTAGCCGCCTAGAAGGTGCTACTCGTGACAGCCAGGCAAGGCGAAGAGTTAAGCTTGATGAGTTTGGCGTGATGACTGGTCCTGAAAGATTACTAAGCAGCATTGATAACTTAGCTAGTGCTTTTGAATATGGCACTCGTATTGGTGAATACAGACTTGCCAAGAAAAACATGAAGTCTGATATGGACGCTGGTTTTGATGCGAGAGAGATCTCAACTGACTTTAGTGTTCTTGGTGCTAACAGGTTCCTGACTGGCTACATTCGCACAGTTCCGTTCCTAAACGCGATGGTTCAATCACAGGATCGTGTATTTAGAGAGGCGGCAGTAAGCAAGCGTTATGACGGAAACCCTACGGCTATGGCTATGAAGGCGTTTCTTGGTATTACGGTCCCGACTCTGATCCTTTATTTGGTGAATAAAGATGACGAAGATTACAAAGCAATACCGGATTACGAAAAAAGAACTAACTGGCATATTAAAATCGGTGACGGTCAGTTCGTTAAAATTCCTCGTCCTTATGATGTTGGTTTTGTTTATGCAACGATGCCTGAGCTATTTGCAAAGTATGTAGAAGATGACAAGGGTAAAGAGTTTGCTGACGGTATGTTATGGACCATGACGCAAATGTACGGGATTGACGGTACTCCGGCAATGATGACGGGGTGGTGGGACCTGGTTAGAAACGAGAAGTGGACTGGTGCGCCAGTTGTTCCGCAATCACTTTCTGATGTTGAGGCTCCTGAACAGTACACATCAAACACAAGTGAAACCTTTGTTCGCATGGGTGAGGCTTTGGGGGTTAGCCCTATTAAGGCTGAGCACATGTTTAAGGCGTACACTGGTTATCTTGGTGGGTACTTAATGGCTGGTACAGATCACCTTCTTTGGGATGAATCGAAGTTTGGCGAAAAGCCAGATCGCAAGCTATCAGAAAATGTATTCTTACGCCGATTCCTTACTCCTGATGTTCGCCCGGCAACAGCAAACATGGAGAAGTTTTTTAACCTAAAAGAGCAGTCTGATAAAATAGTGTCAACCTTTAAGCAAACCGTTGACGTTCGCCGACAAATTAAAGGCCAAGGCGGTACTGGCAAGTTTAAAGATGATAAATTTTATGGTTTATCAGGCAAAGAGAAAGAAGTTCTATTTGGCTTGAATGATTCTATGAATCAATTAATTAAGCTAATGTATGGTAAGGAAGGGATTAAAACCGCTGAGCTGAAAATTAAATATGATAAAAATTTGTCTGGTAAAGAAAAGCGTGAGCAAATGGATAAGTTATGGCTTGCTCGCAATAAAGCATTTGAAACGTACTATAACCAAGCTAATCAGGCTTTACAGAAGGCCAAACGAGAAGCAAAACAGGAGAAATAATATGGCAGTCGCAATGATAGGCCCTAAGTTTTACGCTTGGGACCGTAACGGAAAGCCGTTGGCCTTCGGTAAGCTTTACACATACCAAGCCAGAACAAACGCACCTAAACCAACTTATCAATCAGAAGATCAGGTTGTTGAAAACACTAACCCGGTTATCTTGAATGGTGAGGGCTATGCAAATATTTATTTGGACGGCTCTTACAAGATGGTGTTAAAAGATGATAATGACAATGAGATATGGTCTTCCGATCCTGTTTCATCTGCTCAGCCTAATGAATGGGTAAACTGCCTTACTGCATCTTATGTTAACCCTACAACATTGAAGGTAAATGGAAACTTCACCAATGAATACGATCCAGAAAGAAAGGTTAGAATAGATAACGGTACCACAGAGTATTCTTACTCTACTGTTGTTGAGTCAACTTTCGCTGCTGGTGAAACTACGATTATAATTCAAGACGCTGTTGTTACTACTGGTGTAGATGAGATTTGCGCTTCAATTGTAGGTAAGGAATCATCCCTATCAAAAAAAGACATTTCATTAATTACTGACTATGTATTTAAAAATGTAGAAGATCTTAAATCTGGAACAACAACTGGAGGGGATGTTGTATCGCTATCTATTGGCATGGCGGTTAAAACTTTAGGATATTATGAGCCAAGTGACGGGGGTGGGGCTACCTATGAAATAGTAGCTTCTGGAACGGGAACTGATGATGGAGGAAGTTATATAAGCACTCCTGAAACTCAAGCTAAACTCCTGTTCAATGAAGAAATAAATATACGACAATTTGGTGCTATTGGTGACGGAACTACTGATGATAACGACAAAATAACGAAATCTCTTGAGTACGCAAGAGATCGAGGTGGTTATAATACGGTTATTGTGCCAACCTCGCCCACTGATCAGGAGTATATTTTTACTCAGCTAAAAGTTTACTCAAAAACAACGTTCAAAGGGGCTGGTGGCGTTTTAAAAATAAAGGACAATACGGTTGTTGATATTGGATTGT